GATTGCAGCAGGTAATGGTCGTACTTTGATGGGCATTTACACCGTGCCCGCAGGATACACGTTCTACTTGAGCCGTATTGACATCAATACCAGCTTGAACGCTAACCCCGCAGGTTTTGCAACGTATCAAAACTACCAAACAAGTAGCGCAGGTGTACCGACTGTTACTGTTGTGGCTCCGTTTACAAACAACTACCATACACAGCGAGTAATGCCTAGGGCTGTTCCGGAAAAAACAGACATTCAATTGCAAGCAAAAGTTAGTACCGGTACTGCGGCTTTGACAGTTTCGCAAGAAGGTTATTTGATTAAAAACGCAGCAGATGTAGGAAATACATAATGGCTAAAACCCCCGCATGGCAGAGGGCTGAAGGAAAAAATAAAAATGGCGGCTTAAATGCTAAGGGGCGAGCTTCTGCTAAAAAAGAAGGACATAACTTGAAACCCCCACAGCCTGAAGGCGGTTCAAGAAAAGATTCGTTCTGTGCCAGAATGGAAGGCATGAAAAAGAAGTTAACTGGCGAAAAGAAAAAGAACGATCCAGATAGCAGAATTAACAAATCTCTTAAAGCTTGGAAGTGCTAATATGAATCAACATGACGTAAAAGAAATGGCTGATGGAGCTGCTGTTACAACTACGTTCCTTGGAATGATGGGTTGGATGGAGCCTACCGTGTTTTTTATAACAAGTGTTTTATCATTGGTGTATTTAATAATTCGTATTTGGGAAACTGATACAGTTCAGAAGTTGGTAAAGAAAGATGCCAAGTAAGTCCAAAGCTCAACATAACTTAATGGCGGCGGTGGCGCACAACCCAGCGTTTGCTAAAAAGGTAGGTATCCCACAATCTGTTGGGAAAGATTTCAGCGATGCTGATAAAAGTAAGAAGTTCTCAAAAGGTGGTGATATGCCCAAGTCAAAAATTAACCCAAAAATGGTAGCTGCAATGATCGCAGCTAAACGTCGTCCTGCAGCTGCTCCAGAAATGGGTGCTCCTGCTCCTGCAATGGCTGAAGCTCCTATGCCACCTCAAGCTGGTATGGGCGGTATGGCCCCAACTCCTGGTATGAAAAAAGGTGGATCTATGAAAAAAATGGCTAAAGGTGGTGAAACTATGGGTCCTAAAACTATGTCAGAAGACGTAGAAAAAGGATCAAACAAACATGGTAAATTCGGTGAGTCCAAACTTCAAAAACATGGACATACTCGTGACCTCGAAGAAAAAATGGCAGGTAGCGACACCGGAATGAAACGTGGCGGCAAAACTGTTAAGAAGATGGCCTCTGGCGGAACAGCCTCAGCTCGTGCAGATGGTATTGCTCAAAAAGGCAAAACCCGTGGTAAATTTTGTTAAGGAGTAATTATGGAACGCGAAGTACCAATGATGAAGGAAGCAACTCCAGCTCATACACATAACGTGCATATGATGGAAAAAATGGAAGACGGTGGTCATGTTCACCATCACAAAGTATACGGCGAACATGCTGCTGGTCACATGAAACACCACGAGCACGTCAAAGCTATGTGCGGTGGTGGAATGGCTAAAAAGAAATGATGGCCAGCCGTGGGATGGGTGCAGTAAACCCGTCCAAAATGCCTGATAAAAAGAAGATTGTTCGAAAGGACAATCCAAATGATGTTGAGGTATACAAAAGCGGCGGACCTATCGGACTTTATGCCAATATCCATGCAAAGCAAGACCGGATTAAGCATGGTTCAAAAGAAAAAATGAGAAAGCCAGGGGCAAAAGGCGCCCCTACTAAACAAGATTTTATTAAATCAGCCAAAACAAGGAAGAAAAAATGAGTTTACTCAAACACATCGAAGCAAACGTTGAGCATTTATATGCTTTGATTAAGCATGTAGCCGCTTCTCAAGAGGCTGCTCACGGCGCAATAACTCAAGAAACTCAAGCCTTATTGGCTAAGTTGGAAGAGCACCTTGATATTGCACAACCTGCTGCTCCAGTAATTGAAGGCCCAGTAGTGGCTCCAGTTGCGACAGTAGAAGCCCCAGTAATTGTGGCTGCTCCAGTTGTAGCCCCAGTAGTTGAAGCTCCACAGACTGTTGCTCAAGAACAATCAGCATCTAATAAAGCCAATTAATAATGGCACAAACATCTGGAACCACAGCGTTTAATTTAGATCTCACCGAGTTAGTCGAGGAGTCGTATGAGCGTTGCGGTCTTCAGATGCGGTCTGGATACGACTTACGCACGGCGCGTAGGTCAATAAATCTTATGACCATTGAGTGGTCAAACCGCGGTATTAATCTTTGGACTGTTGAAGAATGCGTAATCCCCCTAGTTACGGGGCAAGCTTTTTACAATGTTCCAGTTGATACTATTGATATTCTTGATCTTGTAACCCGTACAAGTAATACTAGCCCCTCTAATCAATCTGACATTAATTTAAGCCGTATTAGTGAAAGTACCTATTCCACTATACCTAATAAATTAACGACTGGGCGCCCAATCCAAGTTTGGTATAACCGCCAAACTGGCAATTCAGACACAACAACTATAACTCTTGCAAGTACTTGCCTTGCAACAGACACGACTTTAACATTAAGCACTACCCAGAACTTACGGTCTTCTGGGTATATTCAGCTAGATAATGAAATTATTGGGTACGCTAATATTAGCGGTAACCAAATTGTTAACTGTTACCGTGGTCAAAACGGAACAACCGCTGCAGCGCATACTGCAGGTGCAGTTGTAACAATACAATATCTTCCTAACCTGACCGTTTGGCCCACGCCAGATTCAGGTGGTGGCCCATACACACTTGTATATTGGCGCATGAGGCGCATTCAAGATGCAGGCGGTGGAGTAAATATCCAGGATATACCGTTTAGGTTTATTAACTGTTTTGTGGCTGGGCTTGCTTATTTTATAAGCGTTAAAAAGCCTGAAGTTGACCCAAATCGGGTAATGATGCTTAAACAAGATTACGAGGATCAGTTTAATTTAGCGGCTACTGAAGACAGAGAAACTGCCCCGATTCGTTGGGTTCCTAGGAACATCTTCTATTCGAGGTAGCCATGCCAAGTAAGTATTCTTCTGGCAAGTTTGCGATTGCTGAATGTGACAGATGCGGTCAACGATACAAACTTGTAGAGCTTAAAAAAGAGACAATAAAAACCAAACCTTATTCGATTAAAGTTTGCAGAGAATGTTGGGACCCAGATCATCCACAACTACAATTGGGTATGTATCCAGTTAACGATCCGCAAGCGGTTCGTGAGCCAAGACCTGATATAAGTTATTATGGTTCCGGTAACAGTGGTTTGCAAACCCAAAATGGCGTGCTAAACACATTGAATGAAGTTGGGTATCCAGAGACTGGAAGTCGAGTTATTCAGTGGGGCTGGCGTCCAGTAGGTGGGGCTAGTGGGTTTGATAGAAAGTTAACGCCAAACTATTTGGTTGCAAATGGCACGGTAAATTCTGTAACGATAACGTAGGAGTAGAAAATGGCTAAAAAACATGAAGACGAAGCAGAAGACAAAAAGCTTATTAAGTCAATGCTTCAAAAAGAAGAAAAGAAACTTGGCGTAAAGAAAATGGCTAAGGGTGGTGTAACAGGCAAAGCTATGAAAGCTATGGGCCGTAATCTAGCACGTGCACGCAACCAAAAACCTGGGAGCAAATAATGGCTACTAAAAAGTTTAATGGCCCAGCATCTGAGTATGCTGCACCGCACAAAATGAATGGCGAAAAGATTAGCCCTAAGACGGATTCTTTTGTTACTCAAGATCCTAATAGACTATTGGCTGGCCAACAAAACACAAGAACAGCCGCTATGCGTGTAAGCATGGGCGATCCTGCTGCTGATGATGTAAAAACTGACGGTCAAAAGATGCGTGGCGCAGGTGCTGCTGAGCGTGGATTTATGTCCAGAGGACCAATGGCGTAATACACCAGGGGACTGAAAATCAATTACGAATCTTTATACAATACCATTCAGGCGTATGCTGAGAATACGGAGTCTTTGTTTCTTTCAAATATTCCTATATTCGTTCAGCAATGTGAGGAAAGGGTATACAACACGATTAATTTTGCCTCACTCCGTAAGAACGTAACAGGTACTTTAACCGGCGGGAATCAGTATTTATCTTTGCCATTAGATTGGCTATCTACTTATTCAATAGCTGTTTATACGTCTGACTATACGACTGTACCTTTTACTTATCTGCTTAATAAAGAC